TTTGTGCAGTTTGCGTATGGCACACCTAAAAATCTACAGTAATCTGCATAACCGTCCCAACATTGCGCACCAAATGAGCCATCAATATCATAAGCGTTACCATTTGACCTGCTTTTATATTCTTGGTATGTAGCCATTTATCCCTCCTCTTTAAAAATCAAATAAAATGGATAAGCAAAAAAAGCAATCACAGATAACGGCACATACAGTATTGCAATTGCTAGTATTAATGCTAATCGTGTGATTGCTTTCATTTTTATCCTCCTATTTTTTGGGCTCGTGGTAATTCAATGCTTGCTCACTGTCTGAAAGACCTTCGGTTGTTGGGTCTGTAACAACTCCAAGTAATACCAAAAGCGTTACTGCTGTGTTGGCAATATCCGCAATGTTTGATGGTAATTTAATACCTAATTGCTGCGCTAGCAAAAATATAGCTCCTAAAATAGCCATCAAAGTTACTTTGTTTTGTAGTCGTAATTTTAAATTAATCATAGTTATTTTCTCCTGTTAAATAATGTTTTTATTTGTTCCTTGTTGACGATGATGTCGTCTTCCGTCTTTCCGAGGCGTTGATCGTGGATATCCAAAATTTTATGGATATTTTCTCGGTCACGCTGTGAGTCTTTTAGCTCGTAAGCCAGCTCTTTTATCGTGTCTTTGAGGGCGCTCATTGTATCCTCGTTCTTTTGCATAGCAGTTTTAAATGGTTTAACAATAAACGCCCACAAGCCAAGTATCGATAAAATAGCCCCACTCGCAGCACCAATTTGTAATATGTCAATGTTCATCTATTGCCTCATTTTCCTTCTGTACCAACCGTAGAAACTTCAATTAGTTTACGTACTCGCTCACGACAAAATGCTGGAACGTCATCAATAGTAATCCACCCTAGTTCAATCTGCATTGCAAAGTAATTAATCATCATTGTTTTTTCTCCTTTTTTGTTTTTAAATATGTGTACTGCTATTTTCGCTAGCGTTGTTAAGCGTTGTATCATTCAATTTCCCTCCGTCAGCCATTGTCTTAATCAAATCGTTAACAGTTGCTGACATCAGTTTAATCATATTTTCCGCTTTATCTGATTGCGCCTTTGACTTAGCAATTGCGTCATTAATTTTTTCAAATTGTTCTGCTTCTGCTTTGTCTTTGTAAAGTTGCTCAAAGATAAGCTTTTCACACGTTTTTAAAGTTTCAGCAAACTTCTTGTCGTTTTCTTCTGCTGGTAGCGTCACTTCAAAATTTGCTTTAATCGTGCTAGACGTAAAAGATAAAATCGCTTTAGTCTCTTTTACACTTTTATCTTCCAGTAAAACTGGGTATCTATTCAAAAATTCAAGCATAATTCCTCCTTTTAAATTATCCAATTAATTTGTCCTTTAACATTAACCGCCCATTTTGATGGGTTGAACCATAAAATACGACCATCTGCACTAACTTGTACATTTAATACATTTAATTGCACAGTCCACGCAGTAACCGCAAACATCATTTCGTTTGGAATTAAATTCGTTGGCATGGAACCGACCGTAAACTGGTTTATTCCATTTGTTGCAAAGTCATATTTAATAGTGACCATACTCCCGATTTTTCTGTAATTAAAACCGTTTCCGATAGATTGCCAACCAGTATCTTCTATTGCCGGTGTAGCTTGTGGTAGGCTATCTTTTTTAGCGTACTCACTCCAACCACTCCATGCCCCATTTTCTAGCACTCGTGTGAAAATAGTTTTATTGGTGCGGTCATAAAATTGTTGATAAGCGTAATTGGCTGTCTCGTGTCTTACAACTGTTAAATAGCCCGGTCCAGCACCATTTGGTCTGTTATCGCCTTTAAAAACACAATAAAAACCTGTGTCTTGCAAGCTGTTTAAGTCTGTTGTATCATGCCTAAAAGAACCACCGTTGTTTAAAGCAAGTTGTTTTTGTTGGATTTGCTTGCCATCAGAATAGATATTGCCTGCGACATTCAAAGACCCTGTGTCATCAATTTTTGGTAATGTTCCAATTCCGACGCTGTTTTTATGCCACGACAGCGGAAAAGACTCCGTTGATACGGTTTGTTTAACGGGTGTACCGCCTCCGCTTGCGCTAAAAACATCACTAAGCAAACCATAGACATCAAATGATTTGTCAGCTCCATACGAACCACTAAGCGTAGCTGTTGAGTTAATTAACTCTGAGACAGAGGTATAAGTACCGCTTGCGTTTGATGTGTCTATTGTAAAGCTCGTTGTATTAAGTGGTGCTGTTTTAAAAGTCAGCGTCATTTTATTTTTTTGTACGCCATCGACAATAAGCGGGGAGATTTTAGCATTACGAGTAACTACCAGCTGGTCATTTTTAGCCCCTGCACGTGTGACAGTAAAGCTAAACGCTGGCGGGGAGTATGGTATAACGTTGATTTCTGTTGTCACAGGGTCTGACACCCTGCCCCTACTATCTGTAACTGTAGCTTTAATAGTCGCTTTGCCACTAAAGTTAAATATCCCGAGCGGACCACCATTTTGCTGCGTGGATTGGTTTTTACCAACCACCTCCGCATTAAAATTTTGGATTGTAGACCCATAAATACCACTAGCCCCATTAAATGTAACGACTGGATTAGAAATTATCTGAACAAAATTATTAGCACCTACAATTGTAGATGCTTTTTGATTTGTGTCTGATAAAGAGAGACTTGAAATTTTTGGCTTGACATTATCAGGTACAGTTAGATAAAAAATACCTGTTGATGTCCCAATGACTGAACCGTTTGACTTAGTATCAACATAAATTGTAGCTGGTGTACTAGTTGCATTTGGAATTGTGCTAGCCCAATCTAAGCTTGTCTTAAAAGTCGTTGACCCTGATATATCACTAGCCACAGTGCCAGTTATCCCGTTAACGTTATATCTGACATCGTATGTAAAACTGTCATTTGTTTTATTGATGTTGACATTTAGCGTATCTCCAAAATAGCCGCTAGATACAGATACAGTACTTGCACGAGATAGCTTAGTTAATTTAAATTGTTGGTCTGGTATTGTTAGCGTCCCCGGTGCATATCCTCCAGGTCCATATAATTTAGCTGCAACAACCACAGTCTTACTACCATCAGCGTCGTGTGGTACTTTGATAGTTTTATCAATCAGTAGATAATTACTGTTAAATCCAAGCGCCGATGGTGCTGTAAAGTCATATCTACCACCAACCCAAGCATAACCACTAAAATTGTATTGTGCGTAACTATTAGTTCCTGACGTTAAATAAAGCCTAAATCTGACTTGACTGCTATTATCTGCAATTGATGTTGATACCTCGTCAACGATATAAGTTAAGCGATAACTCCTATCAGAGTTACTATAATAAGTTGTCATTTAACCTCCTTCCTATCCAACGTAGCGAACAACATTTATGTCCGGATTTAACTCGTATTGCTCAATACGATAGCGTCCTATTTGTAGTTTGGTCGTAAAGATACCGCTGTCAATAACTAACACACTTTGAGCAATATAAGCGACCTCTTTACCACTTGAGTAAAAGCTTATACGGTCATTATCAACACGAACGCTTGAGGTCCCGTCTTTTTGTCCGATTACAAGACCGTCCTCTGACTGACTCATAAATTTAGTAACAAAATCAGTGCGTATCTGCATCTCCCCAATTGTTTGCTGTACTGCTATCATACGATTAGAAGCGTCTATCAGTTTTTGTTCTGATAGTTTTTGTCCTTCTTCTCGTGCCTTGATTTCGTCTTGCAGTGCCTTGACCCAGCCATTGACCGTATCTAACGTTGCTTTAGATTGCAATTCAGCTTCTGCAATGCGAGCACGTTCGGCAAGTTTGTTTAACTGCTCGACAGTAAAATCACCGTCAGCTTTTGCGTCTAAATCACTTGCTTTGTCAGCCTCTGACTCCTGCCAGTCTCCTGTCTTGTTACCTCTAACAAGCATAAATCCGCCAGAGCTAAAACTACCTTGTTCGCTCGCGATCATCGCGAAGCGTGGTCTAATTTTACCTGCCTTAGTTGGTGTAAAGGTGATTTCAAAGCGTCTAAGACTAGAGTCAACGTTTTTTATAATTGTCTCTCGTTGTGTATCGCTAGTAATAAAACCGTCGGTTTCATCGTACAAGTAAAAATACAGATTTCCTGCTTGCTCACGTTTAATATAAGCACTAAAAGTGTATGTTACACCTTGCTCAACCATAATGTCTTTTGTGTGTGATACCTTTTGTCCACTAATCCATTTTTTTAATGTAAATGGATAATTAGAGAGGTTCTCGTCTTCTAGCGTCGCAGAAGTAAACCAATCAGTCCCAACAAATGATTTTGTACCATCAATCAGATTGTTTGTGCCAACAACGACTGTTCCGACCATATCAGTCCACTTATAATCAAGATAGTTTGTTGATTGCTCTATACCAGTATAAGTTCCAATAAATCTTCTATTTTTAGACTCAGTTATACTGAAATCAACTTTTCCATCTTCTGAATTAGCCCACGCTGTCCATGATGACTTACCATCATCGCCTTTTTCTCCATCCTCAGTATCTGTAAAGGATATTTGCGTACTTGCTACAAGTTCCTCGTTAACGTAAGCTTCGACTGTTATGTTTAAAACATGGTTAAAGTCACTTGCTTTAACTGTTAGCGATGGTCCGACATCAATTAGCGAGTCACCATTTTTGTAAAAATAAACAGCTTCATAGTCTTTTCCATTTTTTTGCAAACTAGGAGTTAAGACAGATTCACCAGTACCATTTTTAAAAGCGACACCGTTCGAAGTCGCTAGTTGTATCTCGTATGGAATAGATTCGTCATAAAGACGTAGCATATCACTAATTAAATCAGAAGCTAACTGACTTTCTTTTTCGACAAAATTGCTGAATTTAGTTTTGTTAGAGCTGGGATTTGTTATGGATATTTCTTGCTCAATAACCCTCGCTGTGAGAATTAGCGTCGGCTCATATCCGTCGTCCTGTATTCGCACAACATCACCAAGTTCTAAATCAACATATCCATCAACTTCATAAGTGACAGCTGGATAAGCGTGTGCTTTTAAATCTTTTAAAGCAGTTGATATCAAGACATCCTGACTGTCCGTCTCAACTTCCATATCCTTACGAATCCAGTTGTCTCGTGTTTCGTTACCAGTCAATACAGATGGATAGCGGTCTCTTGATAAAGGTGCGTACAAAAATCCATTTTTGAGATAGTATTCTACTTTCCCGTTTTCGTCTTTCCACTCTTTGTAGATTGAGTTGTCAATGTAGATGATTTGTTCTTCTTCGTATGATTCTGTTTGCGCCTCTTGTACAACTTCTTCGTACGATATCTGTGTTCCACCAGTAACTTGCTGAGTAGTTGCACCATTGACAGACATACCTTGCGCTATTTCACGAGGGTAACATACTGTCTGCAATCCTCTAGCAAAAGCGTTAATCTCATACGAGTTTTCCATGACATACATGCGTCCAGCGTAATTCTGCTCTAAGACAGTGACTCTTGTTTTAGACACACTCTTGATAATCCCTGTGTGCCCCCATTGTGTTGTATAAAAAGGAGCGCCTCGATTGGCTCGTACATTATAAATACCACCAGCTTTTAGATTTCCAGCGTTAGGTGATTTATCTACTTTCCACCCATATGCACCCCAGTTATAATCAGTGCCGATTAAGGCAGCAGCCATACCGTCTCCGATACGACCACGTATACCTCCAATAGAGCTATCAATCCAAGCGCCATCTAACTTCTTAGCATACCAGCCAGATAAAGCGTAACATTGCCCCGAGCCGATTCTACGCCCTTTAAGTCTAGTAGCTTCATTTAGTGCTTGTATTGTCTTAGTAGCTCTTTTCGCAGTTGTTACTGACGTTATTGGCTTTACTGGAGTTTGCCACAACTTATCAATAGTATCTAGGATATTCCCAGTTACTTTATTGATCCCATTGCGGATATTAGTCATCAAGTTTGTGTAGCTTTGATAACCTGCTGCTGCGTAGTCATATTTAGCGCCACCAGCTCTAAAAAGTCCTTTTGTGTAGTCCGCTAGGTTCTTTTTGCCGACAACATTATAAATCCCTTGCTTAGCTAAAAGATAAGTATAGTCTTTTAAAAAGTCGTCTACACTAGCGTAGTGCATATACGTTCCGCCCTCATTTGCAGGACGAGCCATACCAGTTGTTACATTAACACCGCTTGGTCGTGTTTGTGCTCCACCTGTCATTCCTGACCAGTTGTTATCGCGTCTACCAACTGTCGAGTCTCCCCAAAAGCTTTCTAGGTAAAGCTGTGTGATGATTCCGCTTGGTAAGATGTTGTATTGTACAGCATAGTTTATGATTGCTTGCACGTTGGCTTTTTTTATTGTGTGACCGTAATATTTAATGTCACCACCTAAATAAGTACGGTTAGACCCAACTGTCTTAGTGACTTTACGAGTAACAGGATTAGAGACAACACGCTCACCTTTTACGGTCTTTTTACCGTAAGGACGTATTGCGTTATAAATCTGACGCTTATCAAGCTTTTTAGTAATACCAGCAATGTTTTTTTGGTATCTAAGCACAGTGTCACTTCTGTCACGACCAACACCGTATGACTTGCCTTCTTCATACTCTTTATAGATATTTATGATAAAAGCTTTAAAAGTGTGGTTATTGTGTAGTTGTGTTTCAAATTCAACTTCCGCATCAAAATTATTAGCAATCGATAACAAGCGAGCCAGTTTAGTGTCTTGACCAGTCCATTCTAAAGTAAGTCTTTTGTCCTTGACTTCGTTTGTACCAATTGTTAAAGCGCCCCAGTTTAAAATGTCAAATGCTACAAGATACTCTTCAAACGACATCGCTTTAGTAGCTTTGTACGGATTACAATACTCATTGAGCAACTCTAGATTTAAGTTTTCGCAATAACAACGTACAGTCGTTTCAGTCTCTTCGATTTGCATGATATTAAAGAGTTGCACTTTACCTTTGTGCACAAACGATACAAACGCTTGGTCATTAAGCACTTGATACTTATGATTGAGTGGATTATCTCCTTCAAGTGTTTTTTTATACACAGAAAACTCAAAAACAGATGAGCCTGTGGTTAACTGCCTAGTCCATGTGTCATCAAAATAATTAAGTGTCCCTTGCTTTTCGTTGTCTAGCAACAAAACAGGGTGCAGTTTAGAATCATGTATTACTAGCGTTATTATAACCACCTCTCTTTCATTAATATCTCAACGTTTGGCGAAGATTGAGAAAACTTAGATACCTGCATTACTAATTCTGTTTTTCCGGGTGGGATAGATATAGGTTGCGAACCTAAAACCATGTCTTGAATAGAATCTAAGTCTTTTGTTTTTACTGTGTCGTTTTCAAAATTAATAACTACTTCATCGCCCGGTTGATACTTATTAACAATGTTGTTGTAGTGAGATACACCCATTTTTTCGAAATTAACTTTTTCAAACAGGTTGTAGTTGATATATTTAGAGCTATCGCTACATGTCCCCATCGCAAGATGTATCTTGCGGGATTTTTTCCCTTTAAGGGACGGAACAGTTACATGATGATGCGCACCGTTAAAGTAAATACGAAACTTATCTTCTTCTCTAAAAATCTCAACCGCCCTGCTTCTATTCATCGAAAAAGGATTGTGATAATTTCTATCTGCCTGAAATTCAAACTGCTTGTAAAATCTCCAGCCTACACCGTCATCATCAAGAGCAAAAAAATTGTATTCTGTTTCAAAACCATTTTTTCGTTTGTAAGTTTCGATTCCATACAAAAACTCGTCATTCCCTTCATCATCGATTCCCGTTACACAAAGCTTTAAAAAACCTTTTTGATCCTGCGCAGTAGCAATAAAAATCTGTTGCCACCACAGGTGCTCATTGAGAGTGTATTCTCCGTTTGAATCAGGATTGATAATAAACGTTCGAGTCCCAATATGTTCTGTGTATCCCGGTGTGGTGCCTCTATTTCCAATAACAACATATTCACCACCTTTGCCAGAACCTAAAATATTATCAATGCGCTTGCGTTTCAGCTCTGTATCGAAAGAAGGTGGCATGTGATTAAGTTTTGCGACGTTTGGCGCACCTTCTAAAGCTTGTGCTATCGCTTTTGAGTAATCAAAAAGGGTTTCGTTACGATACACGATAGTCCCGTCTTCTTCTTCTGATGATCCAAGTGCAAAAGCACCCGTTTCATTTGCGATACCAATATAGCCATTTTCAGAGTTGTGCTTAATTTTGATTATTGGATAAGCGTTAGTATTCCCATCATTTTGCAATTTAAAGGTTAGTTTATTTCCATCTTGCGTGTAATCTAAAAACTTTTTGTAAGTAGTTGAATGCGCAACGCCATCTGGAATTAAAAAAGTGATAACAGCTCTTTGATACCACCTAGCAACTTTTTCTGTTGATATTTCACCTTGAGCTAGTCCTAGATAATATTTATCTGGTTCATCACTAAACACCATTTTTTTGGCTTCGTTAACGTTAAGCACTCCTGCAAGTTCATGCTTTAAACTTTCGGTTAAAATACCATTAATCTCTAAAGGCTCAATGTGTACTTTGATGATTTTCGAACTAGTTTTCACACCGCGGATAGACGCTCCGAGATTGAACGATTCGTTCAATGATATTGTTCGCTCATTGCCGATATAGCGTTCAACACGGGAGATTCTAAAAAATTTAGACATATCTACACCATTGTATGTAAATTTCAATTAAGCGCTCCTTTCATTCTGTTGTTTGTGCTATTACGCTGTGTTTGATAGCTTGTAATTCTATCAGCAATTCTACCTACCCATTGCCCATCCTGCAAATAAAGCTCGACCGGTCTCTCTATCGCTTGCTCTGCAATATCTAAAGCTTGCTCAATAACACCGTTATTCTTAGTTGATTTTAAGACTGTCAATAATTCATCTAGCATTTTGTATATGCGCTCGCTGCTTTTTGGTGATGCAGTGTTATGTGGAATCTCTCGCATCCTTTGCGTTATATTAGCGACTTTTGTGTTTTCAAATCCGATTCCGTTTGCATATTTAGGAATACCTAAATCATACATATAGTCTCTTGTCATGCTAGCTTTCATTACCTTTGAGCCTCGCGGTAAAGGTAATACTACATTACGTCCATACGGGATAAATGATTGTCCATTTGGTAAAGTTACTAGTTCTTTGTATAAAGGTCCTTTTTGATCATTGACCATCGCAAAACCGCCCGGGTGGTAATCAGTACCATTTGCGAACTTGAAGGCATTAGCTGCTGCTGCAGCTATTCCTATAGTAACCGTTCTCGGTATGCTAGCTAATAGTTGTTCTATGACTCCTCCTGCATCATTCCTAGCTCTAATCGAGATAGGTTGGCGTTGTTTAGCGCTATCAATTGCTCGTTGCGCAGAATTGACATCAGGTTTTGTATCATTTTTAGCTTTAATGCTCGTTGGTTTCTTTTGGACAATGCTGTTGACTGCTTTTTTTGCTTTCTCAACATCAGAACTAGTCATATCTTTTGCTAGTAACTTTTGCTGTTTTGGAGACAACGAATTCCAATTTTCAAGCGCTTTGGTCGCAACTCCTTTTTTGTCAAGAAAATCTTTATTATCACCTAAGATGCGCTTAACGTCTTCTGGCAAACTATTCCATATTTTTAAGTGCTCCTCACTTTCTACTATAGCTTGAATGCCTTGATGTCCATCAACGATTAGTTTTTTATCTTCTGGTTTGAGAGCATCCCATTTGCCAGTTTCGACTAGGACTTCCGCAATGGTTATCCGAGCGTTAGTCTCTAAGTTTGCATTCTTTGCAATAAACTTAAGTCTGTCCCAGCCACCTTCCGCTTCAAGAGCTTTAGCTACTTCCTCTTTAGCATTTGTTTTCAACTTACCCGTTTTAGGGTTCCAGACAAGACTATTCCATTGCGAATTAGCCACCTTTTGATCTTCTGTTGATTTTTTAGTAGTTCTAGCCCACATAGTATTAACTTCTTGAGCTTTAGATGCTGCTTTGGTTGTCTTCTTCATCAACTCTTCATAAGATAACCCAAGCTCCTTCATTTGCTTTTTGACATCGTTAACCATCGCTTGTTGCAACTGCGGATCTAAATATTTCGCAGTCCCTTTAAGCAGTTTCTTTTGAATTTCAGCATAACGTTTGCCATAAGCTTCCATTTTCAAGTAATGGTCAGCTTCGAGTTGTTGCTGTTTCTTGTGGATTTCTTCCCTCGCTTTAACAGCAGCTTCATCATCACCTTTGATAGAGTCATAAGCTTTTTTAAGACCACTTTTTAACTTTTGATATGATTTATTTTCAGCTTTTATCCATTTTTCAGTAACTTCAAGAGCCTTAGTTAACTGCTGACTATTTAACGCTTCTAGCTCACCATTCATCGCCTTGGTAATTGCCTTCTTCTCTTTAGCAGAGTAGTTCAATTTTGATAGCTGCACATTGATAAGCTCATTTTGATTTGCTAAAACAACAGCATTCTCTTCTTCAGTTAATCTTCTATGTTCGTTGCTAGCGTTTTGATAGATATTAATGACTTCATCAGACATCTGCTTGACATTATCAATTGTTTGCCTGCTTGATTTTTTCATCTGTTCTATCGTTTCTTGACTGAAACCAAGTTGCTCTGCTAATTTAACGTTTTTACTTAAGTCTTTATTTTCTAGTTTTTCGATTTCGGTAACTAGTCCTTGAAATGCTGTCTTAACAGCATTGACTTGGTCAGCTCCACCTCTGAATCCTGCCATCGACTGATTCGTCTTATCAACTTTATCTTTAAAAGCCTGTAGTTCATTGGCTTGTACCTGATTAACTTTAGTTCCCCACTCTTGTGTACGCTGGTGTGCTTCATAAGCTTTTTTAGCAAAGTATCCGACAGCCACTGCGGCTGCACCTCCTAAAATAACACCCCATGTAAGCGGATTTCCCAATAGCGCAGCTGCTCCGCTCATGCCAGATATTGCGGTAGTTGCTCCTCCCGCGCTAGCACCTAGCGCAGCTGTTCCTGTCCTAGCAGCACTCATGCTGCCAGATAAATCGCCTAATGTTTTACTTAGTCGTCCTAGACCTTGTATTGTCCCACCGATGACACCGACGCCTTTACCAAAAATGGATAGAGCAGGCCCAGATGCAGCTGCAATGAGCCCCCATTTTATGATTTGGCGTTGTTGTTCTTTGTCGAGAGAACTAAAACTCTTTGCTAAGTCAGCTACTCCTTTGATAAAAGGTCTGCTCGCTTCTAAACCATCGCGTAGTGCGTCAATTAGAGGTCCTCCAAATTCAATAGCAACATCATTCACTTGGTTTTTTAACATCTGTAATTTAGATGCAGTTGTTTCATAGCGTTTGTTAGCTTCATTCATCAATGCTTTGTTTTCACTAAATCCTTTATTAGCCGATTTAAAAGCATCTCCTAACAAATCGCCTGCTCCTGCTAGACGTTGCAATGTATCAATTTCACGCACGGAATTAATATCCATATCTTTTAGGTAAGCGGTTACGTCTTTGCCCTCTTCCTTAAAACGCTTCAACCCTTTGACAAAGTCAATAATGGCTTCTTGTGGATTTTTCTTCCAAGATGCAGCAAATTCATCAGCGGATTTACCAGCAATTTTTGCAAACTTCCACAAATCTTCGCCACTAGACAACACTTGTGTATTAATTTTTTGCATGACACGACTAAACGCCGAACCGCCCGCTTCCGCTTCGATACCAACAGAGCTCATAGCTGTTGCCAAACCAAGAATTTGAGGGTCTGTCAATCCTACAACCTTACCTGTACCAGCTAAGCGAAGACCCATTTCAACGATTTCTTTTTCAGTTGTCGCAAAGTTGTTACCCAATTCAACAATTGAGCTACCTAGATTGCTGTACCTAGATGGATCTAGTTGTGTGATATTAGCAAACCTAGCTAATGCTGTTGCAGCTTCTTCTGATGACAAGTTAGTAGATTTTCCCATGTCAATCATGACACGAGTAAACCCTAAGATGTCTTTTGTTTTAATACCCAATTGGCCAGCTGCTTCTGCAACGTGAGATATTTCGGTTGTTGATGCTGGTATCTCTTTAGCCATTTGCCTAATCCCTTTAGACAACATATCATAAGAATAAATTACTTTCCCGTTCGAGTCTTTTACTTCATCAACAGTCTTTTTCACACCAGCAAACGCATCTTCATATTCAATTGCTGCTTTAATTGCATATCCTGCTCCTGCTGCAATAGGTGCTGTAACCCCTTTAGTAAAAGCAGCGCCAACCCCAGACACAGAATCTCCAAACGACCTCATCTTTTTTCCAGCTTGTTCTGCTGCATTGCCAAAACGAGTAAAAACACTTGTTTCTGTTGCAAGTGCTTTTAAGCGACTTTGCAATTCTGAAACTTTTGCCGCAGTCTCCATCATTGCCGACTTAGCGTTAATTAATGATTTTTTTTGTTTGGCAGTGGCTTTGTCAACATCCCCGATACTTTCTTTTAATTCACTGTATTTTTGTGATTGTCGCTTAAGTAACTCTTGATAACCTTTCAGAGCACTACCCGTTTCTGCATAAACAGCTTTAAGTCCTTTTACACGACTACCGTGACCTTTAAAGCTATTTTCAACAGCTTTAAGAGAGTTATCTAAAGTTTTCATGTAAGTTTTTAGGTTTCTTGTGTTAGCCATAAAAGGCGCTATGTCAAGAGTTGCAGTTGCTACTAAATCACCTATGTTTCCCATCTATTCTCCTTTCTAGCCGAAAAGGAATGGAAAAGCCTTGTCCAAGGTTGTTTCAACCACTTCTTCTTTTTCAGCAAAGTTTATCTCTAGTGCTTGCACCATCAATTCTATATCTGATAAGCGCATTTTTTTGATATCTAAAATGGTATAACCATTTTTTAGCAGACTCTGAATCCACAAGAGCAAGTTGTCTTTAGCTTCTTGAGGAGTTATCGTTCCTTTTTTTCGTCTTCCTCTTTTTCTCCGCCTAAAGCGTCAACAAAAAGATCATTCAATTTGTCCAAAACAGTCATGTCTGACTGTTTTAAGTCATCGATAGTAAATTGATTTCCGTACATTTCAACAAACATTTGTAAGTATGATTCGTTTAATTTGCGGTGCTCTTTTGCATCCAAGCGGTGTTCATCACTGCTAAATACAGCGCTTTGCCTAACTTGATGTTCAACGGCTAGCAGATTATCCTCTACATTAATAAAATCTTTTGAAAAAGTTTTATCAACACCGCCTTTTTTTAAGGTAATTTCGTACATATCTACTCCTTATCAAAAATAAAAGGTTGGATATTACATCCAACCTGATTGTTACATTTCGAAGTTTTTTTCTTTTTTCTTAATGTCAGTAGCGCCTGCAAAGACTAAAGTTTTAAAAGTTTCTAAATTAAAATCACCAGCGTCTTCTCTGCCGACAACCAAAACGTCTCCTTCTTCTCCACGAGCAACAAAATTTCCCGTTACCTTGTCTGCCTCTGGGTTAGGTGCACCCTCTTTTGTTTTTGTATCCATGCCTGGAATGTTAAATTTACCTTTTAGCAAGCCAACCCAAATCGCTTTGCCATTTTCATCACTTGTTCTAAACATACAAGCAACATTGTTAGGCGTGAGCGATTTATTGTATTTTTCAATACCATTTTCTGCCTTTATACCAAAGAAAGCTTGCCGAGCTTCGGACGTCAAATCTAACACCTCAATTTCTAATTTAGTTTCCGTAATACCGCCAGATAAAACAACATACGGTCCATCATCTGCCGTAACTGTCACTAACTCGTTGGTAATATCAAGTTTCGCTGCTTTCATTCCAGGGAGCGATTTAATCCCTCCCGTTTTTGTTTGTAATTGATCATCATCTCCAAGCACTGCATATTGGAAATCACGTAATCCAAATTTTACTTTTCCCATTTTTTCCTCTTTCTTTTAATAAAAATCAAAACAGCGGTATTTCCTTACGTTCATGAGTAAGTCAATATCGCTATCTTTATATCTTGGTTTTTCATTAGCGGTATATCTTTCAAAACCGCCTTTTTTTAAAATATCATCTATACATTTCGCAATCTGTTCAGATTCTGATGCTGTTTTACACCAAAAATTAATTGTGATCCGTTGCTCGTTACACAATATCTCGTCATCAGCATAATCAACAGGACCATCTAACGTTGTGTTAATTCGCATAAATGGCGCCAATTCTACTTTTCGCAAGTCGATTGGGTTATCAGGAATATCATAAGTAAATATTCCTTGCTTAAATCCGTTTTTGAATGGACCACCTCTGAGCCTATCCAACAGCTCATTTAGCGTCTTATCGTTACTTAATAATTTATAAGCTGTCGTTTCAGCAATCAAAGTCCTAGCCCCTCCTTAACTTTTTGAGCGTAAATTTCTCTTGCTCTCGGCGTCATCTCATTGATAGTCTTTTCCTCAAAGTCTTGTCCTTTTTGATAGATTGTCCCACTATTCGGGAAATGAGCGCGCCAACCAGTCTTTCGACCGTAACCGATATCTTTTGATATAATGCCGACGTTAGCTCCTTTGAAACCACTTGTCGTAGTATCATATTTCAATTTAGTATCATGAACTGAATAATCTATTGGTGTATTTCTAGACAAAGCCTTTTCGAACTCCTCAGCAACCTGCGTAACCGCTCCTTTCGCAGCGTTAGGCGCTTTAACCTCAAGTTTAGTAAGATTATCCAAAATACCATCAAGTCCTTTTGTCATGACATGCTAACCCCGCTAATCATAGTAATATCTTTACCAGACTCGTCCAATTCAATTTTGTCAATCTTATATATACGTTTGTTAAAATCGACAAACATAGTGTTATCGATGGACAATTTAGGATTGTATCTGATTAAAAACGTTTTTGTATCTTTGTTTGTAGGCAAATCACTTGCATTTTGAAATTTCGATTGATAATTAAAATCTCTCAGTTGCGTTTTTATAACTTCCGCCCAACAGGTATACAAATCTTCACGAATGTTGTCTACAACTTCACCATCTTCGTTTTGTCCGCCTGTTTGGTTAAAGATAGTAATTCTAACATTCATCTTCCGCGTTATCATGCGTCACCACCCCTCAGTCTGAGTTGGTGGATAATGTTCAGAACACCGTTAGCAAGCGGATAGCGATTACTATCCGCAGATAGACCACGGTGATCGTATTCCTCCTTAACCTGTTTTTTTACAGCTAACGCAAATTTAGCGTGACCTTCAAACATTTCAGGAGTTGACCCATCATCTATTGCAAAACAAATTTGTTCTTGAGCAGATTCAATCATTTCTTTGATGATGTCATCCTCAAAATCAAAGTCAATTTTGCAATAGAGTTTTACACTGTTTAATAACTCTTTAGATACAGCCATAGCTATACCTCTTCAACGCCTGCTAATGCAAGCAAATCTGATTTCAAGGTCTTGCCACTAAAGTCAATTCCCTTGCTTGTTAAGTAGCGTTTAATTTCTTCTACGGTGCTCTTACTAGTTGGTTTCGCCACTTCTTCAGTGGCCTTATGAGGGCAATTGTTCTGGCGTGAATGTCACATAGTAGCCAGCTTTGTCATCAACTTTAGAGACCCCAAATCGAAGTACCGCTTGCAAGAATTGTCCGTAGATTTCATTATCTACCCAGCGAAGTCCTAAGTCTTTACGGTCAGCAAATAAAATGCCACGTTTGAAATCTCCTACAAATGCTGTGTTTGCACCAAGAACTTCATCAGAAAGTACAAATACTGGTTTCCCAAGGAAAACTTTCCCAGATACAGAAGTGATTGAATCTTGAAGTAGGTAACGACCATTTTTGTCTTTTAAAGTATCCATAGTTTGGTAAAAACTTTGAGACACAATAAATGACACGTTGTATGCCGGATCAAAATCAACATTAAGAAGTTTTTTGATTTCATCTAAATTTTTGACTGTCTTAGATTCAAATTTTTTCAGAACTGTTGCGATAGCGTCGTTTGTTGTGTTAACTTTCATTTGACCAACTGTTTCGGCAACAATACCAACCAAATCTACATCTGCATCGTCAATTGATTCTTGAGATAATGGGATGGCTCCGCGATAAGTCTCTACTTTCCACTCTACGTCTTTAAATTTTGGTTTAGCAAGCTTTGGATTCTTTTCGAGCTCTTCGACGCTCACCATTTTATCTGTAGCGCGTTGCAATACTGGCCATTTTCCAGATGCCTTTTTAGCTGGATGGATGCTAGTAAATTGCTTCAAATCAACAACTGTTTTGACTTCACGAGCTGGTGTATATAGAATTTCTTCGCTAGATACAGGTTTAACGTCTGTTTTCTTCACACCATCTGTTTCAGGGTCTACAGGAGTTGTTTGGTTAAGTGGAATAAGTACTTCATCTTTACCATCAAAACGTAAAGAATCGTTTACAATTTTACCTTTTGAGCGAATAAACTCATTAACGCTTTCGCGGTATGTTTTAGTTTCTTGTGACACTTCTTTCCCTCCGAAATTTTCTGCGCCGCCCTCTTCGACACTAAATTCATATAATTTCAAGTCATTCTCTGCCTCTGCTAGATTCGTTTTTGCCTCTTCAACTTCCGCTTTGATTGAGCGAGCTTTTTCTAAATCATCTGATTCTAAGGCATTTTTAACTTCAGTTGTTTTGCTAGCAATCACCTTATTTAACTCAGTGATATTTGCTTTAATTTCTTTGATTTTTTCGTCAAACATTAATTTCCTCCAATAAAAAAGAGCTTATAGCCCTTGTAGAATTTCTTCTTTTTCGATTTCTAGCAACATGTTGCTAATTTCTTGCTTACGTTTGCTTCTACTTGCATAGTAATCATCAATTACCGCCTGCGGCAACACTGCGTTATCAATGCTCGCAACAGCTTCAAATGACATCACTTCGTCAGCAAATCCGTTTTCGACTGCATCTTGAGCAGACATAAACGTTTCGTTTCGCATTAAATCCATGATTTCATCTTCTGATTTACCTGTTTTTGCAACATAAGCATTAACAATGGCTTTGTCGCTTGATTTCAAAGCGCTAGAAGCCTTGTCTAAATCATCGCTATTACCAGACACCCAATTAAACAAAGCCTTGTGTACCATCATTTGAGCCGTTGGACTCATAACAACCTTATCTGCTCCCATAACAGCCACAGATGCCGCACTAGCCGCAATACCTGTCACTTCCGCTGTTACTTTACCTTTGTAATTTCGTAGAGCAGTATAAATTTCACTTCCGACTGTAACAAGACCACCATTTGAGTTAACCTCCAAAATAATATCACTGCTATCTTCTGGCAATTGGTTAATAATGCTTTTGGCACTAGTCGCTTCCATTCCATAGTAGTCATAAACTTCTTGCGAGTTATTTGCAATAAGTGGGCCTTTAAGATTTATTTTCTTTGGCATTTACCTCACCTCCTTTCCCTTTGATACTAACCTTATCCTGATATTCTTCTTTTTTATCTAAAAAGACATAATTTAGACTTGATTGATATCTATCCATATTCGGGTCGTTTGATTTTTGCTTACCAAGTTCAACCAAGCCTTGGTTAGGTGTTAGGATTTGGTTGTTGACTAATTTTACAATCTCATCAACGTTGCGACCTGTGACACTACGTGTGTCGAATTCAATATGATAAAGACGCCTATCTTTATCGCTTAGTGTTTTAAGCCCTATTTCGCTCGTTATAGCGTCAAAATAAAAAGGTAAGTCGTTTGTGACATAATCCTCCATCAATTGCGCTACAGACTGATTGGGACTATTGACACCTAGTTTATAGCTAGGAACACGCAACGCTTTAGCGATTTGAGCTGTACTAAAATTGTTACTTGTAATTAGCTGTAAGACATTAGTATCAATTTCAAGTGGTGTATATTCCATCGTACTGTCAAATACTAGTGGACTCCCACCGACAGACCCCTCGCGCATCTTTTCAAAGTCTTGCCGAGCTCTTTGTCTCGCATCTCCACTTAGTTGAGCGCCTTTCATCGTCAAGATTCCACTCGAAAATCCATCTTTGAAGAATTTAATTAAGGTATTTATACCACCTTTTTGTAGGTCTATTTCGTCACCTAGAGATAGCAATGGAGACCTGCCAAGTATGGTATCGTGACTAAAAAATTTCCAGTGGATAACATCGTGAGAGAAACATTTAATTTGTTTCCCTGTTAGAGTATCAGTAAAAGTGTAGACAATATCGTGATTATCCGTTTCCTCAACGGTCGTTTCCGATGGTCTGTAAAACTGAAATTGCAAAGCTTGACTTGTTTTGGGATCGCGTAGAATACGAGAAAATGAGTTGCCTGTCAGAATGGCATTTACTGCCATGGCAAACTTCCAAGTTCGTGCGCTAGCATTTTTTGTTGACTTAACATTTAAAAGATAATTAATATCCTCATCGTGGATGATGTCGCCATTAACATCCTTTTTAACAAGCGGAAACCTAGCAATGTCTCCAGCAATAATAGACGTTGCTGTCAAAATGTCACTGTTTTTTAACGCCGACACGCCTAAATATTTTTGAGAGATGTCACCGGCCAGAACAGATGCTACATAGTCATCGTAAGACACCTTTGAACTCCCCAAAGGTTGAAAAAAACTCATAGATTTCTCACCTCCTTTCTAGAGGTCTGTACTTTTTCCAGCGTTTTTTATGTTTTTTCTTGATGCGACTTAACTCATTATTAGTTGCTTGAGCATTGTGTTCTACAATTTGTTCGAGTTGCTCAATTCTTTTATACTGATTCCTTAGCGCATCAGCTTGCAATGCGTTTTCTGCAATAAGTAACGCTACTATTTTTTCAATTTTTCGTTTTTTCTTAATACGTTTATTCATTCTTGCCTCCTGTGCCATCAATATAAATAGCTAAAATAACCAAAATAAAGCCGCTTGCAATAAAACCAACTTTATCTCCAAACAAAAAAAGACCATATATCAACAATCCTAATCCAACTAACAAAATCAATGTATGGATGTTACTCAAAATAAATTTCATCAAAATAACGTTTCTCCCCCAAGTATTTTTTCACTAGTCCAGTACCCAGAACCGTCAAAAGGTTCTAAATAACATACAGCATAGCCATCCAGCGCAGCATCAAGTGGGTCAATCTTATTACTATTCTTATTTTTATCAATCCTCATGCCATTGTTATCCGTCTTGATATAAGCATTGTTAACAGCCATTGTCAGCAACGGATTCCCAGAATGCTTTATTTTGCCTTTCTTGAGGTCGTCACGAAATTGTTTTGTAGGCATGTTCAAAACCATTGTTGTTTGACTAACCTCAATTAGAGGCCACTCTGGATGCCTTTTTTCGATCATTGTGAGCAAGGTCCCAAACTGATAAGGGTCAAAGCAAATTCCATTAACTTCCCACTCATTTGTATAGACCATTTCTTCTATTTTTTCCAAAACTCGTTCATCATCGATGACGCCGCTTTCTAAAGTCGTTATCTCACAATATCCTTGACGCTCTAGATTGCTATATGATACGCCATCGCGTTTTTCTTTAGCAGTTAAACCATATTTTGTAGCAACAAAAGAAAAGCTATCGATGTACCAATAGTCATCCATCATAACAACTGGTGTGATAGCAAATAAGTCACTTACACGCCCCACATCTACCCCTAGCCAGACCCTACGTTTATATGTGTCAGGCTTATTAATCTGCGCAAGTTCCCACGACTGTTTATCTATATAAGATTCTTCGCTGGATTGTCGCCACATATTGAAGTTTTTAATCAACACTTTATTAATTTCGCCAGTTTCAAGAGATACTTTGCGACGCGTTCTCAGGTAATCCATTAACTTATCATGCAAAGCTTCAACCTCAAGGATTGGATTAGATTTTATCCAATTTGATTCGTCTTTAATTTCGGACTCGCTGTCTTGCTCTGCAACATAACCAAAGTAACCATCGTCTGTAATTTCTTCATCAAGAATTTTAGTGATGTATGGATACTCAATTGTGTGCATAGGGACATTCAAGTCCATTCCTGCTGTCGAGATAATCAAAATAAACGGGTTATCAAGCTGACCTTGACCAGATTCTAACAACTCTAGCATCTCATTAGTCTTCGAGGCTGCGAACTCATCTAAGACACCAACATAAGGTTCAAATCCATCAACCGCTCCCGTATCACGGCTAAGGGCCCTAATATAGGATTCGTCATGCAAATTTTTGAGTTCGTCCCTAACAATTTTAGTGGCTTTTCTAACATCTTCATCTTTGCCTCTTAGAGAAGATAGTTGCTTTTTAGCCATATCCCAAGCTATTTTAGCCTGTGTTCGGTCATTAGCCGTACAAAATAGTTGCCTGCTCATAGATGGGTTATGACCAAACAAAAATTCATAAAGCAAGATACCAGCTATTAGAATCGTTTTACCGTTTTTACGAGCAACAGAAATCATAGCCTTTCTAAAACGTCTCAAAGAATAGTCGTTTTTTTTACGCCACCCATACAGGCTAGATATAATAAACTTTTGAAATTTGGCTAACGGATATGGTTTTCCAGTTTTGACGTCTGGTAAAATTTCAATGAAATGAATTGGATCGGCCGCTTTTTCTGGTAGATAAATAAATTTAAAATTGTCATCGCCTATTTTTTTGAGGTCATTCAAATGTCTCAAGCATGCTTTGAAAACTTTTTGACTTGCTTTTATCTCTTCGTCAACAACCATTTTTGCATAATAAAAAGCGTCATCTTTATAGATGTCGCTAATTACCGAATAATCATATTTTATTTTCATGACCTCCTTCCTTCTCACCCTCCAAATTTATCAAAAATACTTTTTTGTTTCTCTTCTTTTTTTGGAATAAACATCTTCATACGACTGTCGACTGTTAAACCTAATTGGCTAGCACTACTTCTGATATTAGTTGTAGCCTTTTCCAGTGTTAAAATAAGCGGACTCGGAATTAAACCTTTGTCTGGATCATTCGCAAAATAGCCAACTTCGTCTAATTTTTTGACTGTATCTTTATATATTGCGTACCATGTGCAATATAGTTCAAGAAGCCCTCTATCTAAGTTTCTTGTGGGTAGGGTCTGCAGGTCATTTATAATTCTTCTATACTCAGCTCTAGCCACTTCGTTTAAGTGCCGCGGTGGCGTTACTTGCAATTTCGCAAGACCGTCAGAAGCCTTTTCTTGAGCGGTTTCTCGAACTTTTTTCTCTTCTTTAGTAAGGTGTTTTTTTGTCGTTTCAACTACTTTTAATTTTCTCCCCATAGGACCTCCTTTACACAAAAATTGACAGTTCAAAAATTTCAAAAAGGGAATTTTTTGCACGGAAAAGGGCGCGTTCTCAAAAACACGAACGATATAGCCCCGTTAAAAAAAGAGTGGGGGTGTTTCCGTACGATAACAAAAACGTATCCCCGTTTTATACGTTTAAGTCTTTTTTATCTACTATTTTTTTCTCTTATTGCTTTACTGTCATTACACGCTTTACAGCTCGCTTGCAGGTTGTTCCAGTCTAACCTTTTACTCCAATTTTTCTTAACTGAGATAATGTGGTCAGTCATAGTCGCTTCTCCTCCACACATAGCACAGACATAATCACTCTGCAACAAGACTTGTCTGCTTGTCTCTCTCCAAATCTTAGAATTATAAAATTGTTTAGTCTTCTTGTCATACTTCCATCTGTTACGATTATACTCTCTGTACTCAGCTGACCTATCATCGTAGTCTACAGTTATTCGTCTGCCTCTTGAGATAGTTAACTTCTGTGGTCTCATCGTCCGCGTCTCCTATTTGATATTTGGTAACTATTATAATCGTCTTGCTATCCCTTAAGACCCCCCGAAAAGCTAAGGCTTTTCGGGGGTTATGCTTTTAGCCTACAAACTACTTGTCATACTTAAGCAGATATAGTAGAATGAGTATTAGTAAGATATTTTCCATGAGTTCACCTCCTTTGCTTAGCATTAATCACGCTTGCGTGATATGCTATAAAGCAGGGAGGTGGCATGGAAAAGCCACTAAAAAGATGGCTAAAAGCGTAAGAGTTTTACCGCTCTTGCGTTTTTTATTTTTGCATAGAGGCGCGTGGTTAATAATAAAAAGCCACCACTAAGTGATGACTCTTTGTAAACCCAGCAAATGAGCTAAGCTAAGGTCTAACCTTATTTCATAGGAACAGTCGGAATCGAACCGACACATATAATCAGACCGTCGACAATCCAATTATCAAGGCGCTACCTCTACCGTTTTCCAATCACGGTTCATGTTCCAACGGTTTAGTCTTACTTTGCGCAAAGGTCCCCGTAGAGATCCCAGTGCTTATTTAAAGTAAGCCTATGGACCTTGCACGAATCGAACGTGATTAATACCATAAGGTCCACTAACCACAAGCAAGGTTGCGACCCTTGTTTTACTTGCGATTAATATATAGAAAGTGTGGGATTCGAACCCACGCACGCTTTTACACGCCTAACAAGGTAGCAACCTGTCCTCTTAAACCACTTGAGTAACTTTCCAAATGCAAATACGCTGAGATTACACGTTTAGTCAGTTGTCTTTCAAAACCTTATGTTTTAGTTTTTTATCCACTCAAATCCCTTCAAGTAACAACCATGCGCGGTTAGTATCGCTAACCACTCGTTACGCCGCAAACTACTAAGCCATTTTTCAATTAACGAAAACCCCGCTAAAGGTCTAAGCTGCTTTACTCTTTGACTTTGCTATTATCCTTGCGAGACTCTAGCAGGTAGCCTAGCTACCGAAGCACACTTTCGTTTGCGATGGGCAATGACTTTTGCTTTATTCCAATATTTTCAACAAATAGCATTGTTTTCGTGTATCGCAGACGTGCATTGCCTTGCGTTTCGTCGCCTTTTGAACAACAAAATGCGCAACGCCTGTTTGTTATCTCGGTGCTGGTACACCTTGACTTGTTGTGTTTGACTGGGATATCCTCCCAGTGTTGCACAACATGCTGACCGCTCTTGGTACCACCCTTGAACTTCGTCAGTTTATACCTCCTACACACTCGTCGCACGTACTGCTGACACAGCACCTCACCGATTGGCTCTGGTATTGCGCTTTGACTTCGCGTGCTGTAACCATTACTGATTACATAAAGATTGGTTTGCTTAGATTGACCATCACTGGCGCTCTTGTTGATACACCTACAAAAGCTTTCCCATATCGCTATGGATTATCTGTGCTAAGCCACTATTGAGACGGTAGGATTCGAACCTGCACGCCCCACATACATAAAATAGCAAGTTTGATAGTAGTTAAAGTTGACGACTAAATAAATAGTCAGTTGGTAAATGATTATCTCTTCTTGCTATTTTGATAATACTATATTAACACATATTTTTATGTATAAACTATTGTATTACTGTATAAAAACTAGTCAAAAACTCCTTGCTCTACAATCAAAGAACCCTCCCTATAAAGCTCTGCAAAAGCTAATAATGCAGCATCTAGCGTGTCATAATAAAAGCTCTCTGACATACATAATTCTGTATAAATAACCTTATCTGCATTTTTGTAAGGAGATAGGTATTTGTCATACAAAATCCTACGCTTTTCTGGCTCCAATATCATACTAACTGATTGCTCAATTGCTTCTAATTCTTGTTCAGCTGACACACGGTTGAGTGCTAAGCGTTCAACTGGCTTACTAGGAGTTCCATGTGATTGTCTAGGCTCAAAGGAATAAGTGGCTGTCACTTTTTGAGTATCTACATCATTAGCGATCCTACGCCAGCGTGGATACTCTCTTAGTTTTCGCTTAGCGTTTGATTTAGTCTTTTGTATATTAATTTCTGGAAAAAACGTCATGAAAGCTCCTCGTATGATATAATAGTTGCACGAATATATACCGAATGGCGCTTTCACGAGCGCTTTTTTATTGTTCTCCTTTCCTTCCTCTGCTGACTTATTTTTGTTGTTAAATTGTCGAGTATTAAATTTTTAGTTTTGCGTCAGCACTTTATTTGCAGCATTGCGCTTGTATAATCATCTGTGAGCGATAACAGACTTTAGATTTTTATGAAAAAAATGTCGGAGGATATTTCCCTTTCTAAAAATTTCGCTCTATAACTACGTAACGATTATTCCACGCTACGTAGCTGAATACTTACAGAAAGCTTCTAGGGTAAGTTTAACGAGTATTCCAGCTCGTAGACCCACAGAGCCATTGAACGCATCTAGTTCTCTTATCGCTTCTTCGCTTCTTCAATATTCATTTGCTACCTCGCTTAACTTCTTCAACAATTTCAATTGCTACACCTATTGCAGCCATATAACCAGCGTAGCTTTCTTGTCCGTAGTTATCCAGATCATTGTCAAATTCTTTATTAAGTCTTTTTAAAATTTCGTCAATCATACCCTATCCCCCATTTCCAGTCAGCTCAGCAATCCGTTTTGTCTGTCTAGCTCTATCATCACTAGCACGTTTAAGCTGCTTTTGTGTCCTGCTTAACTGTCTCTGTAGTCCTTCAATTTGTGGCTCGTAATATTGTTGTGCGTCGCGGTAGGTAAAATACGACACAGTTATCATTATTCCCAGCATTGCGATTGTAAGAAATAACAGTCCTTTCCAGTCGTTTTTTAGGACACTAATTATTTTATTAAAGTTATCACGTAAATTTTGCAACGCTTCATCTGTCGTCATTCTGTTACCTCTATCAGTTTGTCTGGATAGTAAACGTCAGCTGCATCGTTATCGAATAGCTCGTCTAAAACAGCTTGTAATTTTTCTGTTGCATCTGATGGTAAATTACCTGCTAAAAACACGTCCATTTCTTCATAACTATCATCGCTCATTTTTTCGATAATATAATCAATAACATCATCTGCCTCAATTCTAAAACGTTCACATGTTGTTGTGTACCAACCTCGCTTTTCCTCATGAGTCATGCTTTCCCATTGTTCTCGAAGTTCCTCAATCGGTAATGTATCTCCATGTTTAATAACTAAAGTATTTTTTGGAATATCATGTATTTTCATTCGTTCACGCTTTCATGAGGTTCAGGAAACCAAATTCGTCTTTTTTGGGGATCAATCGCAATTCCGCAAGTAACTTCCCAATCGGGGTTCATATCGTCTTCTTGCAATAATTCAATAAATGTTGATAGTTTCATCCTTCTATCCTTTCTAGTAATTCGCTGTTTTGATATATGTTTCCGACGACTACACAATCCTCGTTTCTTAACCACAATTCTGTCCCTCGACGTCTATTATCAATGCGCCAAGAACCACCTCTAAATTGATTTACTTTAAAAAGTTCAAAATCGCTAAAAATTGTGTATCGTAGCTTAACAATGTCATTTTCAAAAATCTCAACGCCATTTTTGTCAAACATTCCTGTAGATTGCATGAGGACAGCTAGATCATAAGTATTACCATTTTCAAAGTCTCGCCAATCTAAATAAAATTTGCCATTATGAATGACTGGTTCTTCATACATATCAGGATCTAGCCACGCTCTAAATTTCGGTATCATCAGAATTCCTCCTGTTCAATCAATCGTCTAATGACTTCTATACAAACTTCTGCGTTATCTTCGTCATAATTATCATCGTATTCATTGATAGCAAGTCTAATGTCTCTTACTAAATTTTTATTAATCAACATCGGTTATCCCCCATGCTCTAAATTTCAGTATCGTTCCTCTTCCTCCATCCAGACAGACAACATCATGCAATAATTCGCCATGTCGTTTAAGGTGTCTATTAGGCTCTCTGAGACGTTTTGTTTATTCTGGGTAAGATTATATAGCCTGTTGTATTTATCGCTTATACGGACGATACCAGCCACATATCCGAAGTCGTTTAGAGACTTCTCGAAAGAATTTCCGTAATCTGCGTTTTTGGCTAAAAACATTTGATAATTTTCGTTGTATGCAGCTTGCATACTCTCTGCGTTTATTTTATCTGCCATACTATACCTCCTCAGAAAGTCATTGCTGCGTACATCAATCGCTTAACTTTCTTGTAATGGTCTAACTTTGTATCTCTGTGCTTTTTGTTTAACTTTATAAAAATATCAGTTT